CGGCTCATGTCGAGGACAGCCGACCCGCCATCGCGGCTTATGGTCCGGCTTACGTCATCAATATGTTCGGCCTGCAGGGCGGCGTAATCGAAGCCCTTGGCCTGATAGAAGCGCCACTTGATGCCCTTGACCATCAATTCGTCATCGAACACGCAAACATCTGTGTCTGCGGTGAATGACGATTGATAGACGCCGCCAGACGATTCGACCCAATGCTTTGAGATGTATTCAAAAACAAGGGTAGCCGGGGCGTCCTGAGCCTGCGGCGGGGGCCATAGGCGGAACACGTTGTAGAAGTGGCCGATCTGCCGGAACCTACGACGCGGCCCCGTAGTGACCACGCCTGAGCGTTGCCACTGGTCGAATTGAGGGCTTTGCGGGCCGATCAATTCCCAATGGTTTGTCCGGTCCCAAAAGGTGCGTCCGATATACCGATCAAAGTCTGTCGGGATGGCGTAAGTGTCTTTCGAGAACGTAAACACGCCGCCAGTAGAGGTCGCCGTGGCAAGTTCCGTCATGGTGATCTGTGTGGCGCTATCGACCGACGCCACACGGGCCGCCTGCGGGGCAACGTCCGCGTTGACGTAATAGGTTCCCGCCGCAATCCCTGACGTGCTTGGGATATTGGTGATAACCGCAGAACCTAGCGTCGAATTGCCGGTCGTGATGACAGGCCCGATCACGTTCACAATCCACTCGGTCTGCAACATGGTCCAGCCATGCTGCTTCTGGAGCGCATCGCCCTGACGATTGGCAAGCGCGCCAAGCTGGCGGGTCTGCAAATCCGTCGCGGTTGCGATGGCCGTGGGGCGATCTAGCCCTAGCTCATCGCAAGCGATCTGAACGAGTTCAAGCCATGTCGAGGACATATCAGGCCGTCAGAACCGAGACCCAGGCCGTCGAGGATCGACGGTTGAAAATGCGCGTCTTGTTCTGTGCGACCGACACGCTGGCGTCGGTTGAACCGCCGTCAATTGCGCCGCCCGACGGGGGGTAAACAAGCGCGGTCGTGGCGCTTGTGTTGTGGAACCAATACGGCTCCCCAAGGCCAAGCGAACCGGACAAAACGAAAGCTGTCGCGCCGCCTGTCGTCGTAGCGGCAACGGCCTTGACTTGCGCGGGAAGTGACGCCGCGCCCGTCTGCGCAGTACCCACACCCGCAACGGTCGTCCACGTTTGACCAAGGCGACGGGCTGCTTCCGCAGGAATGCCGACGCCTACCAAATCTTGCTGAGACATGCTTTATGCTCCTTTAAGCTGCACGGGGAGGCCGACCACGACGCCGGGGCGCGGGGGCCTGTTCTTCTTCGTCGATGGCCGATAGCTCATCAGTCAAAGACGAAACCTTAGATTTGAGCGCCGCGTTCTCGTTTTCGAGCGCGGTCAGCCGGGACAGGACAGCTTGGAAGTCTTTTCCATTTTCCGCCTTGTCCAGAAACGCCTTAGCCATCTCACGCCACTGTGATCCGCCGAGGCCCAAGTTCTGGATCGCGGTATCGGAAGCGCCAGCAAGCTGCTGCACGGTGAAGATTTTGAGAAACTTCAACGTCTCGACAGTGCCGGGGTTAGTCGGGAACAGGATTTCAACGAGCGTACCTTCGGGTCGTTGTTCCTGTCCCTGTTGAAACGCCATCCACTGACGCGGAAAGCGTTGACGATGCTCGTTCGTAACGGGCCGAACCGTCACGTCACGCTCGCCGGGCTGCTGAATGCTGACGTAATCCACGTCATCATAGATCGGAGCGCCAGCTTCGCGGGATTTGTAGCCATTCAGTTCCGGCTTTTTGAAAAACCGGACAAACAGCTTTTCGTCTGTTCCGAACGCAACGAGCCCGCCATTGGGGTCGAAGGTCTGAGGCAGCGACGGAATATCGGACATATGGTTCCCTTGTGAAAAAGGGACGGCAGACTATCCGCCGTCCCCGATTGCGTTAGAGCGTGGCGTCAACGAACGGATAGCGCAGGATGCCAGCCGCAGTGCCTTCCGAAGCCGCACGGGCGGTCGTCAGGTAAATGCCCTGCACCTGTTTGGTGCTGGCCGTACCGTCGTCATCGAGAGCCGCAGCGGTCGCCACAGTGTTGAGGCGCACGTTAGCCGCACAGGATGAAAGGACGTGGATGGCCGAGCAAATGCCGTACACCTGAGCCCAGAAGTAATAGGTGATGGTCGAAGTGCTGGCCGAAACCGCCACAGGAACAACGCCCACGGGATTTCCGCGAGCGCCGACAGTGGTAGTCATCTGCGATGCGGCATAGGCGGCGGTCGTCTGCACAACGTCACCAGCGACGAGAGCCGCCGTGGTGGTGTTGGAGCAGAAGACGTATTCCTTGCCGGTGTTATCCAGACCGCGCGTGCCTACCGCGAACGGCGCGCCCGGAAGCTCCGGGGTTGCCGTCGTGATGGCGTAGGTCAGAAGCGGGTTAATGCCTTCGATATACATGGCTTATTCCTTGCGATTGGCATTGTCAGCGCCGCTTCTATTTCTAGGTGCGCTCGATCAATGCGATTTTTGAGGGTCGAGAGCGGCAGATTGTATTCCGTCGCCCATTGTTGAATTGTTTGGACTCGACCAAAAGCTTTTAGGACGCGATTAGACCTACGGTTAGAAGCCTGCTCATTCCACGACGACCATTTACAATTTGCCTTAGAATAAGGCCCATCGTTGTTAACGCGGTCTAGGGTCCAGCCACGCGGCGGGCTTCCCATATCATCGAAGAACATATCAAATGATTGCCATCGGTCATCAACCTTAATTCCTCGGCCACCGTAGTTCTGGTATGCCGCATCATTTGGGTTTTCACACCTTTGGCGCATTTGACGCCACACGCTATAAACCTTGGTCCCCGACATGCCGTGCTTAACTCTGGCGCAACCACAAGATGTCGTGTTCCCGCTTAACAAGTTGGCCTGAAAAGCGGAAAACACCTCACCACAATCACATTGGCAAACGTACCGAACGCGATGGTTTTCGTTGAAGTCCCGGTTTAAGACGGAAAGTCGCCCGAATTTACGCCCTATTAGATCAAGCTTAGTCGATACCATCATAGCCTCCTATTGAAGGAGGCTATGATAACACATTATCTTAGGTGGTCAAAACCCCCTGAAGAAATGCGTTGGATAGGGTCATGTTGCCCGCCCAGCCCATGAGCTTGACCATCGCGTCCTGATTGACCGAGAACCGATCCGGGTCCAGCGGGACCATGTTGCGGTCACGGTGAGGCCGGAAGAACAGGTAATCGGAGTTGATGAAGAACATCGTCGAGGCCGGAGCGCCGCCGACCGCACCCGCGCCGGCAGTGCCGAACGTGTTGCCGTCAGTGGTGGTGCCCTGATAGCCGCCGTCCATCACAACGTCGCAATCCATGAACTTGAGGTTCAGGAAGCCCGACTTGCCCACGTCGGTGGACTCGTTGGTGATGCGCTGAATGGCGTGGAGGCTCTGGTTGTAGAGGCCCCATGACACGTTGTCGGCCACGATCAGGTCAGGACGATCTGAACCGCGAACGAGCTTCTGGTACAGCGCCAGCATGTAGCCATAGACGTTGGCTGCGGAGAGAGCCGCGCCGCCATCCGTGACTGCCGAGTATTTCTGGTTCTGCCAGAAGGTCCACGACGCACGGTCGATGCCGCCGACCGTTCCGGAAGTGGGCGTGGTCGAAATGAGCGCCTGCAAGCCGGTGATCTGTCCGGTCTGCGTGCCGTCCGAATAAATATCGTAGGACAGGCCGTTCTTGAACGTGCGCTCGGCGTTCTGGATGCGGCCTTCGAGAAGGTCGATCACAGCTTCCTTGCCGCTGTTCTGCAACATTTCCAGACCCGACATGGAAACGGCGACAGCCGCCTGACGGATCGGGTATTCAGCCGCCGTGAACACGTCCGACGGGGCGATGTTCAGGACTTCGTAGCCCGAATAACGCTTGTACGTCGAGTTGTTGGCGTACTCGATTTCCTGCACGATGGTACGACCACCGCCGAACGTCTTGACTTTGCCCTTGGAATTGAGGCGGGTCAGTACGGCGTTGTTACGCGATACGCTGTCTGCGAGTTTTCCGCTGCGATTGCGCAGGGTCGTGGTGACGATTTCCGAAAGATTGGGGGATGCCATGATCGGCTCCTATTCAAGGGTGATTAGCCCCCGAACGCCGCCATCAGATCGTCCCGAACAGTGCCTTTCGATGCAGCCGCCGCGCCAGCCGTATTGACCGGAGCGCCACGAATTGAAACCGATGCAGCGCGGGCTTGCGAGACTTTGGTTTGAGCCGCCGTCTTGCGTTCTGCGTCTGCCTTGGCCGTCTCGTCAGCGCGCACAAGAGCCGACACGTCGTCATTGGCTGCAACAGCCATGCGATATGCTTTGTCCAGTATCTGCTGAGGCGATAGCCCCGGATTCATCTGTTTGATAGCCGGAATGGCTGCCATCATTTCATTCTCGACAGCCGCAAAGTGCGGCTTGTCTGCGGCGAACTTATCGACCTCAGACTGTAGAGACGTGAGACGCTGCGCCTGTTCGGCTTCCTGCTGCATCTGTATGCGTTGTTCGAGCGTCATCAAGCGTTGCTCGATGGGCTGAATGAATTGCTGCGGGCTTGGCTGCTGTGAGGGAGCCGAACCGTCTGCAATTGCGCGAATATCCAAGCCGTAGGACTGCGCCAGCCACTTGATTGCGGAATGCGGATCGCGGTCGAGGAACTGCTGTGCGTTCGCAAGGCGGTTGACGGCCTCGCGTTCGTCCAGTCCCTTTTGTGATGCCAGCACACGCAACGGCGTGATGGTTTCGTCCAAGGCTTTGGCTCGTTCGGACCACTGACGAATGCCGTTGGATGCTTCCATTTCCCTCTTGAGGACCGCCTGTTGAGCAGCGGGAGGGAGTGAAGCCCATGCGGCCTTCGCGTCAGCCGCCCAACTCGGGGGAGGTCCACTGGCCTGCGTTGATGCAGGAGCGGGTTGCTCTCCGGGCTTGTCCGGGGCGGTTAATTCTATTTTGGCGGCAGGAGCGGCAACCTTCGGCTTTTCGCCGGGGCGCTCTGACTGGTCAGGGTCAATCGACCCATCCGCCTTGATGAAACGTCCAGACGCATCGCGGGCGCGTGTGTCCTGTGGCTTGTCGTCGGTGACTTCGGGCGCTGTTTCGGGCGCTTTGGTTTCAACAGAGGCTTCCGCCTTGTCGAAAGCATCGGTCAGCATGGAGCGCAGATCGTCGGACGCTTCCGGTGTTTCGACCGGCGCGTTACCCTCGTTCTCGATTGTCATTAAAACTCCCGATTACATATTCGGCGGGACGCCGAGTAATCCAGTTGCTTGGGGCTGCTGTGTTGGTTTTCGGACGATTTGCTGTTCGTACGGCACGTCTTGCGTCTCCCAAGGGGGGATTGCACGCCGTTGTTCAGGTGTCATTTGGCGACGACTTTGCACGTTGCGGGCTTCCACCTCACCAGCAAGACGGCGGTAATCGTCCATCATGACTTCCATCGCAATCTTTTGGCGATCCTGCCCGCTCAGATTGCCCCAATCGACATTTCGCGACGTAGCCAGCTCTTTTGCGCGCGAAAACTTATCAGGTGCGTCAACGTAAAGGCCTTCGGGCGTTCCGCCCCGCTCAAAACCTTCTATGCCTTGAATGACATGCTGCCCCTCGTGCAGCGCTACGGACCGTTGCGCCCCCGTAGAGGGGCCAAACACTTGAACAGAATTAGTCCCGTTGTGGAAATTCCCGCCCGGTTCGCGCTTGGCATGCATGGTCATAGAAACATCGGCGAATTCGGGATAAGCCTGATACAAATCAGGGTGTTCTAAAGCAGACGGGTAATTCCCTCGATGTGCGCCTGTTGCACTTATGTCGTCAAAAACCGTATCGGTTATTTTTGAATTGTGGTCCGGGATTTCAAACCGCCATTTCCCATCAGCCCCGGTAAACCACCCGGTTTCCTTCAAGATAGCAGCCCGTTCCGCACCCTTTGCCGCCATGCTCTTGGCCGCCGCCAGCGCCACCTGATCCGCAGTCCGCGCCGAAGGCCCAAGGAACATCGCCATCGCAGCGCCCTTGTAATCCCCCTCCCGCGCCGCCTCCTGCGCACCGAACACGCCGCCCGCAGGGGTAGCGTCCAGAACGCCAAGACCCGTCGTCCCGAGGCCCGTAGAGCCAAATATGCCCTGCACGAAATTACGTCGTGCAGGCGAAGCTTTTTCATCGCCCATCAGCGCCGCAGCCATGCGATCCCGCCAAGACGGGTTATATGGGCGAAGCTCGTCCATCCATAAACCCTCTTGCTATACTTGCTCTGTCAGAGCTACGTATTGCGGTTGCGACGGCCTATCCATCGCTTGCGTTTCCAGAACCTTTTCCCGGCAGATGGCGCATTCCCAACGCGACCAGAACGATCCGTCGTCCTTCATGCCGGTGGTGATGCGTTCAGCGTAATGGTGGCCGTCGTCCGTTTTGCACGGGATGGATTCAATTTTGGGAACGCGAAACACCTATCGCCTGCTCAACTGATCCCAAGCGCGGGCAATGTCTGCCCCAACGCGGGGTAAATGCGTGGTCTGCGGTCGCCGGTCGGTCATCTGGTCGTTACCGATTTCCGTGCAGCCGTGGGCGCGGGTGACAGCCCGGAATGCCGACTTGCTGTCCATCATCTTGCCGGTAATCGGATGGCGCAACGGGGTCATGGTGTCAGAGACGACGTAATGCGTATTGAGCGGGGCGGCTTCGGACTTCGGAACTAGCTCGCCATTGCGCAGGACGTAGGTTTCACGCGGCATTGCTTTTTTCCATTTTACGCTTTTGCATTTCCATGGAGGATTCGATTACGTCGAACATTCTACTGCGGGGCGATCCATAGGGTAGCGCAAGCACCTTCTCAGTAGTCGCGGCGGCAAATTTGGCCACGTCGCCGATATAATTTCCGTGAATGGCGATATGGGCATTGCAAGCCTTGGAGATCGTCGCCCGCCAGAAGTCGCGCGCCTCGTTCGCCATTATGCCAGCGCCTCCGGCTCTGCCTGTCTGGCCTTCTCGGCCATCATCTCAAGCCCCAAGGCGTGCTCCCGCTGGCTTGCCTCGGATTCCATGCCCATCTGCTGCGACTTCATTGCCATATCAGCCGCCTTGGCCTGATGGTCCATCGCCATGGCCTGCCCCTTCATTTCAAGTTCTTTCATCTTGATTTGAAGGTCTATCTGCTTCATCTGCAAATCAATCTCGGCAATCTGCCGCTTGATCTGCAAATCATGTTCTGCCGACTGTTGATCGGCCTGTAGCTTCGCCCCGACCGTCTGAGCTTCCAACTGCGCCTTCTGTTGCGCAATCTGCATGTCCATCTGGGTCCGCTGCTGTTCGGTCTGCGCCTTTATCATTTCAGGATCAGGCTTCGGCGGACGGGGCTGAGTGGCCTTCTGCTCGGCTTTGGCGATCCATTCCTCGAAGCTGGTTTCGAGGTCACGCGCCGTCGGGAACGCCCGCACCCCAAACAAAAGCATCTTTCCCAGAACCGGGACAATCGTGGGGTCCATCATGGCGATCTGCTCGGCCTGCGCGATGAATCGCGTGGCCGCCGTCAGGAACTCCGTGCGATCCCTTTTCTCCTGCGAGCGGTTCGGCTCAACGGTGCTATCCGTCTCGATCTCAATACGGAACCCGCGCTGCTTTTCATCCCGAAGCAACGCAACGGCCTTGTCGAACGTGTCGGACGCCTTGAGCGCCGCCAACTGTTCCGGACTGGGCTGCATGGGCTGCGGAGCCATCATGCCTTGCGGGGGCATTGCAGGCTGATTTAGCGGCGGGCCGCCATTGTGGCCCATCTGTGGGGTTTGAGGGGCCTGTTGCGGGGCTCCCTGCACGTCCGGTGCGAATTGTTCTTTCGCGTATTGCTCATAGCCCGACACTTCGTAAAGCGTTTTCGGGCTGAAATGTTCCGCAACCATCTCGCCCATAATGCGGATGGTGTCACGGCAGAAATTCGCCACGTCAGCCTTGCGGCTATCCAGCCGAAGTGTGGCGAAGTTGCTTTTAATGTTCTGGGCAGTAGCCGTCTCATTGGCGTTGGACTGGCCGCGCACAATGTCCGATATGCCGGTGATTTCATACAAGTCCTGCTTGGCTTGCTGACGGGATTCATACAGTTTGCCGAGAACCTCAGCCAATTCCTTGATCGGCAATAGCGACACCGCGCCAGCCGTCCCGCCCTTTTCCGCAAACGCCGCCCAACTATCGACCGGGTAGAGCTTGTTTTCCTCGCCTTCCTCGAACAACCGGCGCAATTCAGGGACCGATGCGTCATAGACGCCGATGGCCTTGATGGCCTCTTGCAGCTTGTTAATGCGGGCAGTTAGTTCGTCAAGCTGTTCGGCCTGATCCTGGTATTCCGCATAATCGGGAACCGGGATGAGGCTTTCATTGCTGGTCGTCGCCAACAGCGGTTTGGGGCAAGGCCAGAAGCCCGCCAGTTTCAGCGGATCATCGTACCCGTCCGGCTCACCAAGGCATTCGCCCTCGTACTGTTCCGAAACAAAGTAGACTTTTCTGGTCGTCTTATCCCAGATTTCCCAGATGGTCGCTTTTTTGAACGCTACAGCGCCGGGTGCATTGGCGTCTTTCTCGATTTCAGCCGGAACATGGTCAAGCGGGATTGTGTCGCCCTGCTCTTTCCCGAACTTGTCGCAAAGCTCATCGCGCGTCAGGTGGGCTTTCTTGGCTACCCAAGTGACCTCTTCCCATGTACGGGCGGGCGGGATCAGGAAATCATTCCAATTGACGTAATCGATGCAGAGCTTTTCGGTCGTGACCTCTACGTCCGCATCGCCGTCGTTATCGTCGCCTTCCTCAGTATCGCCGTCAGTTTCCCCACCTTGCGGGTTACTACCGTCGTCGCCGGCTGCTGATTCCTGCCCGTCGTCGTTACCGCCTTCGGAGCCTTCCGACCCTTCGCCCATGTCCTCGATAGCGTCAACGTCGGTCAGCTTGTCAGATGCGTGCGAATAGGTCGGCTCGTACCGAACCCAAACCGTCCCGCGTCCGCCTAGCAGATAATCGAGAACCGCCTGCTGTATAGCCGGGTGAAAGTATCCCGTCTCCATCTCATAGGACAGCGCCCGCTCGGCAATCATGGACGCCACGCGCCCGACCTGATCCCGGTCAAGGTAGCGGCGTTCGACTACGGGCTTCGGCGTCCGCGCATAGATGGCGGGCATAAGTGTCTGGACGTTTGACCACAGGATATTGAACCGGCGTGCGGACTGCTCCGTCGTCCCCATCCGCTCGTCCATATAGCGGCGGATAATCTTTTTGACGCGCTCGGCCCATTTGTCATGCGGCTTGCGCGCAATCTGTAATTCCATCTTCCAACGCTTCGCGGGCGACGAGAAGTCAGCCAGCGTTTCGACGGAAGCGGTATCGACGGGAAGCGCCACTATTGGATGCCTTTTGGCTTGGTGGCCGGGGTCAATGCCGTAATCATCATTTAACCCCTGTTACCCACAGACCTTGAGCCTTGGGCAGGCGCGCAAAACTTCCCGTGCAGGGATCCGCGTTATTCGAAAAGACTGCCAAGCGCCCTTGCTATCCGCCAGATTGCGGAAGCACGAAGGAACCGCAGCCCTCACCTGATCCGCGTGGAGCGGAACCTTTTGCCCCGTCGCGGTGTATTTTGATGCGTGGACGCCGAACGAGCCGTCACGCTGCACGCAATAGTTACCGGCCAGTTTCACGACGCACGCGCTATCGCATTCACGCTCGATTGGCCGTATTTGCCTACCGAAAGAACCGGCCATTTCGTTGATGTAATCAGACGACACGCCGCCGCGGTCGTACAGACTGGGCGCATCGCATCCCGCCGATAAAAGAGGGAGGAAAAGAATAACTTGCATTGCGCTAACCCAACACAATCCAGTTAGTTCCGTTCGACTTGACGATACCTTTGAGCGCCCCGCCCGAAGCTGCGGTAGTACCGTTGACGAGACTAAGAAGATCATTCACATAGGCCAGAGTGCCATCGTTACCCGCCGCAGCTGCGCCAAGGGCGGCAAGTGCTACGGGGTACAGTTTGACGCCGAGCGTCGTTATCGAAAACGTCAGCGTTCCTGCGTTGTAAAAATCGTGCTTATCGAAATATCCGCCAGACGCATAGGCGATTGTGGACCCAACACCCGGCCTTGTCACCCATGACGTGCCAGCAATGCTGTACTGGTTAACGGCCCCGGAGCCGGTATTGAACCCGTTTGCGGAAGTTAGGATAGTTGAAGCGTAGGTTAGATTGGCGCTATTGGTGATAACGCCGCCGCTTTGGTAGAAAACAGCCGTATCCGTCCCACCAGACACAGGCGTAGTGCCGGGGGTGATGCCGGACGCTGAGGTTGCTAAAGCGCGCAAAGCCATCGGTTAGTTCCCCAGTCCCGGCGTGGCATAGACGGTGCCCGTGGATGACGCCGTGATGGCCGCCATGTGAGTCTGACCCTGCCCGACGCTGAACACATGAATTGCGCCGGGAAGCATCGGAAAGCCAGCCGTCGTGGCGACAACGGAGGACGTGCCAAACTTGATGAACACCGCCACGGTATTCGCTGCCGGGGCCTGCACGATCACTTGTGAGCCGGGAGGCGTGGCCTTAATGCCGATGGCAGCCGCCGATGTCGTGCCGCTGGTCGTGGTCGCGGAATATGTGACGGTATCGCCGCCAATCGTAAAGGGAGGGAGCATGTTAAATCCTCGTGCGCCGCTTGGGCTGCGCGTTCCAAAGGTCGTTGAGGGTCACTTGATTGCCGGGGCCGGCAGACAGCAATCGCGGCTCCGGTGGCTTGGGGGCCGGGACAATCTCCCGATATGCCATTGCCAGATACCGGAAGGCGTCAGCCGTATGGCTGGTCCAGTCGTGTTTTGGCGTGTCTTTGAACGCCCGCGTCTTTTCGTCGAAGTCAGTCCGGTACTGGCGAAGGGCCTCTAGCCCATCTTTGCAGTTGTGGGCGTCGAAATAGCATCGGGACAGTAGCATTCGCCCGGCGTTGATGCCGTCCATAATTTTGTGGTCGGGGACCAGTTTAGGTACGCGGCCAAGAGCCTTAAGCGTTTCAACTCGGGTCCGGCCTGTGCCAAGTTCCCTAACCCGCGCATCGTGCGGAACGTGGTCGGCGGCGTATTGATAGCCTCGGGACGCCAGTGTTGCGGCATAGTGCGGAAGCCCCTGCCCATGGTTTTCGTAGTGGTCGATAACCCTGACTTCCGAGCCTGACACCTGAAAGAACCAGATTGCAGTGCTGTCGCCTATGCCCAGGTCCCAAGCGGTATGGACGGGCAGGGTCGGCTCGTATGGCACGTCTTTGATCCGGCCTTCCCGTTCGGCCTGGGCGATTTCTTTGCCGTAGTACGCTCCAAGGATGGCCGCATCAAACGAGCATTCAAACTCTTGCTCGAACTGTTCCGGCGTCATATCCAGCCGGGCTGCATCCAATTCCGTCTGGGGCAGTATCCCTGTCTGGCTGGCCGGTAGAAAGAACGTAAACCAGTCGCCATCGGCCTGGGCGCGCTCGAATAGCTCCCAGAACGCATTCTTGCCCTTGGGCGTCCCGATAAACGTCGCCGTCCCCTGACGATCCGCCAGCATGGGTCGGATGACCGAACCCCATACGCTCGGAGCCATATCGGCGTATTCGTCCAGCGTTGCATCGTCGAGGTAGCCGCCGCGCAGGGCCTCCGCATTGTCCGCGCCATAAATGCGGATGCGAGCCCCATTGAGCAGCTCAACCCAAAGCTCGCTCTCGTTCGGCGCCCTGCCCCATAATGGCCGGGAGTAATCCTTGAGGTAGGTCCAGGCAATGTCCTTAGCCTGTTTCAGATACGGGGCAATATAGGCCGCCCGGTAATTGTCCTTATCTGTCAGGATTGCCCGGCGCACCTTGTCATTGATGCAGGCGACGGTCTTTCCGCAGCGGCGATGCGCAACACCTATGGCAAAGCGTTCAGTGCGGTCGTGGAATGGTAGGAACACCCGACGGGGGGCATAGGGTATGGTTACTTGCTTGGTGTCAGCCAACCGACTGCCAGTCTTACGGGCGGGGCGTCGTCGTCACCGCCATGCGAGTGAGCGGCTAGGTCGGGCATCACTTTCTTGAGCAGCCCAAGCCCTGCCGTCACCTGTGAGGGCGTCAGGTCAACGCTACCGTCAACATGGCCTATTAACCTGTTGAGAATAGTGCTGTTTTGAATTTTCGCCCGGTACTCCTCACCCATGCGCAATTTGCTGTTGGGCGGGTTCTTGGAACCGGTAGGTCTTCCGGCCATTGGTTATCCAGCTATGTGTGAATGGTGGCGGGGTATAGCGCCCGTCTCGCTGGCCGTGAGGCGGGATGGGAATCACTATGTTATCCTAGAGCCGCAGCGATATGTTGGCAAAACGTGGGCTAGAGGAAATCACCTTGGGCAGTTCGTGCATTTTTTGCACATACTGAAATTGGAGCGGCAAGTCAGATTCGAACTGGCGAGAGGGGCTGTCAATCGGTCCGCTGCATGACGGCGGGGTACGCGGTGGTCTTGAATGCCTGATGCCGGGGCAGCGCAGGACTTTGTATCAAGACCGGACGCCCGAGGGTTCCGAACACCCCTACAGTCGGGGCCAACCTTGCAGTTATCTCGAATCAAAAGCGCCCCGGCGTTGGCTCAGGGCGCATAATTCCATGTTGCATTTCCCATCGCACGAAAATGTCAGGCCGTCAAGTCCTCAATTTCGATCTTTCCACGCCACGGTTTTACCGTCCGAATGTAGGGGGCCGCCCGCTTTGCCCTGCCCTTCGCCACGCCAAAATGCTGGATCAATTCATCAAGCGCCGCCCGCATGTCGTCATAGGCTTGCATCCTCTCGGAACGGGATGGCTCACGGCCCACGTGGGAGGCCAGCCAGACGAAGAAAGGCCGCTCCTCGCCTACGACCGCCCGGACCATGCCGTAATGCCGCCCCAAGGCCGCGCAAATGCGTCCTAGCTCCATGTGGGCTTCGGTCATCTTGTCAGCCGGACCGGAATAGGCAAAACTCACGTCCACCTTGACGGCTGAATAGTCCACAGCGCCAGCCCCGGCCAACTCGGCTCGCTCGTATAGCGCCCGGAACCGTTCCCCGGCCACCAGACGCGCCGCAGCGTCGTCAACCGTGTCGTCATTGCCCCGGAGCCGCCCACGGTCGAAGATGCTTGCCAGCGGGCTTCGGGTCACGTTCCTGAGAACATCGCACTTCGCCCCGGCCTCGTATGGGTCATCGACCTGTTGGATAGCCAGAACCATCTTGCCTTGTGCGCCAGCCAGAGAGACCGGCTTCCGTTTGGCCTTCCGGCCCGTTCGCTTGGTGGCTGTCATGCGGCCTCTATGGGTCGGAGGGGAGAAGGGAGCGGATGGCGGTGGCGGTGTATAACTTTCCGGGTTAATTGCCGAAACCGCGTTCGACGCCAGCAACGGTGCTGCGGCTGCTGCCCCCGCTGCATGACCGAAGAAAAGTCTGCGTGAGAGTTTCATGGGGCATCCCCTGCGGCGATCATGGCGGCGCGCAAAACTATAGTTGCTGCGGAAAGCCATTTTTTGCGTTGTGATTTCGGTACTTTATCCCACGGCACGGTTATTCGACCACTCATCGAGTGCTCGCGTAATGCCTTTGCGGCGGCGTCAATTTCGGAATCCGTCAACATGTCCAACTTTATGGAATAGCCAGCGGAGGAAAGGGAAGCCAAAATTGCCTCAGATAGGTTGCGGGCTTCTCTCCGTGACACATACAACTCACAATCGCCTGCAATCACATCAACCGGCTTCATGCTGCTTCTCCGATTTCGGTTTGATCTCGTTCCATTTGGAAATAACCCAGTCGATCTCCATCTGCGCCGCATCGCTACGCCGCCGCAGCACCACGTTCACAGCCGCTAGAACAGCCGCCGCATCAAATTTACCCTCCCCCGCGAATAGCCGAACGTCCTGCATGGTGATCGGGGCTACCAGTTCATCCAAAGTCATGCTGCTTCTCCGCGCGTCAGGGAGGCCCGTAGGGAGGGGGAAATCATGCGACAGCCTCTTGAGGTTTGTAGTCGGGCGGAAACTCAGACGCGAACGCATCGCCAGTCTTGCCGAGCGAGCGGCTGACAATCCGCATCGGCGGCTTCAGTCCATTTCGCTTGCGATACTCAACCCAAGCCTGCCAACCGGGGCTATCGGCCTCCACGAACACTGTCTCAAGCGCAGGACCGCCCGCCCCGTTCTGTTCGGGCGGGCGCGTTCGCGCGCTATTATGGCTATTGGCATATGGCTTATGGGTGTTAAGTCGCCCCTTAAGCTGCCCCTTAACGCGAGGGTTAACCGGACTTGGATTTTCGCCGTTTTTACAGAGACTTGGATTTCCACCGAGCTTGCCATTCTTCTGCGCGATGGCTGAACGCTGCGCATCCCTCACGATGCGCCTACTGTAAATGCGGCCCGATGCGTCGCGGCTGAACACTCCTTTTCGTTCTAGTTCCCCGAGAAGGTTCGACACTTCGGCTTCATTCGACCCAGCAAGGATTGCGAGGTCGGAAGCATTCAAGGCCGTTCCATTCACGGTGACGTAGCCGATAGGTTGCGATTCAGCCGCGATGCACAGGCATCGCATCCACAGACCTTGAGCGGCAAGCGAACAAAGACGCAGGGCCGGATCGTTTGACCAATCTGACCAATAGAACTTTGTCCAAGTCGTGCCGCTCATGAGTTCACGCCACTTCGGAGAAAAGATCGTCCACGTTCGCGCGTTTCATGGATGCTAGGTTTTTGACCGCCTGCGCAAAATATGACGGCTTTAATTCAAACCCGACCCCGCGCCGCCCCATTTGGACGGCAGCATAGACTTCGCTTCCAATCCCGAGGAACGGAGTCAGGACGCTATCCCCCGGATTAGTCCAAAGGTCGATGCAACGCTCGATTACATCCAGTTGTAGCGGCGAAATGTGCTGCTCGTCGTTCTCGTCGCGCTCGTCGCCAGCCATCGGATTGAAACGCCTGTTTTGTAGCGTCCGCGTCTGGTCAATGTCGGTCCAGACAGGCGATGCGTATCGCTGCCAGACAAGAACCGAAACCCACATATCAAACGGCCACGGTTCCCGGCCTTCGGCCCGCGTGCGAGCCGCGTGCAAGTCATAGGCTTCCCGCGATATATCAAGGCCCGTCCCGTGGAACTCATCAAACATGCCAGAGACAGGTTCTTCATTCTCACCCGGCTTGCGGAACGTCACCACATAGTCGGCAAGCCCCTGCCCGCTGATGGTGCTGTCCTTCGTGATCTGCTTGTGCAGAAGTCGAATTGATTTCGTGCGCTGCTGCGCTATCACGGGGTCTTTCCAGATGCAAATTTCAGAATGGAATATCCAGCCCGCATCCTCATATGCGCGAACAATCTCCCCCCGGAAATCGCGCATTCCGATAAATCCATGCCGGGTTTTACTCGTGGGGAGTTGCATACAATGGACCGCGTGAAGCCTACCGGGCATCGTGACACGGAGCAGCTCCGAAATCAGAAAACCGTAATGCTCCCAAAACGCCGATCCCTCATTGTTCGAAATGTCGCGGTCGAAATTTGAGAACTTGTAAAGTCCCTCGAACGGCGGGGAATGGACCCCGAAATGAATACTATCCCCCGACACAGCGCGAATAAGCTCGCAAGCATCTCCTTGGTAGATAGCGTATTGATCGGTCACGACCTGATCGACGGCGTTAATCATGATGCGGCTCCAATCCATCTAGGAATGATCATCGGTTGTTTGGGCTGATAGTCAGGAGTATCGCGAACCATGCCGCGAATAATTGACGATGAAATAGACGCCGTGTGCATTACCATCGAAGCCGCCATGCGCTCAGCGTCATGTTCCTTGCGCTTCAAGTTAGCGACGACAGCGCCTTCGGTCTCGGCGGCGATGAAGTGAACATTGACAGGTTTCGATTGCCCGAAGCGCCAGAAACGGCGGATGGCCTGATAGACCTGTTCGAAGCTATCATTTAGCCCGACGAAGCCAGTGTCGGAGCAATGCTGCCAGTTCATCCCGAATCCAGCCACGCCGGGCTTCGTAATCAAAACCCGCGTCCTGCCTTCGCTAAAATCCGTCAACTTGCGCTCTTTCACATCATCAGGGTCAGACCCAAGAGTTTCGACCGCGCCGGGGATCGCCTTGGTGAGCGCCGCACTCTCGGCATTGAGATTACACCACCAGACGAACGGGCGATCTGATGGCGTCAACTTTGCAGCCATTGCCACACGCTCATCAATCGTGCCCCGGCGGGTGCTGATGCGTTCTGACATGCTCCTGGCCTCCATCGGGAACAAAAGCCCAGTTTCCATCGACGGCGCATATTCAACTCCGACCGTATGCTGATGCTGATGCAACGGCGGCAGATCGTAGCCATCGTTCGTATATCCAAGGTCAGACGGCTTGCGGATCATCACCGCCCATGAAGCCATCCATTTCCAGAACTCGTTTTCTGCATGCCCCTTCAAACGCCATTTTTGCGTGTCGCCGCCGTCATGGACAAAGAACGTCGCCAGCATGTCTGTGTATGACATGACACCTAGAAAATCAGCATGGTTTCCAAGCTCCATGAAATCGTTCGGCGCAGGCGTCGCGGTAGCTGCAAGTCGAAACGGGATTTGCGCGCATTCTTCAATCAGACGGGTGCGGTAATGCCCATCCGTTGATTTGAGGATAGAACTTTCGTCGAGAACAATGCCGCCGAATTTGGACATATCAAAGTGGCCGATCTTTTGATAGTTGGACACAAAGACGCCGTTGCGAATATCCTGTTGGACTTTCGCAATCTCCGCTTCCAAGCCAAACTTGGATGCCTCTCGTATATGCTGCGCAGACACAGCAAGCGGCGCAAAAGCCAGCACCGGCTTGCCAGTATATTCAGCAACACGCGCGCCCCAAACCAGCTCCATCAACGTCTTGCCAAGGCCAGTTCCGGCAAAGATAGCTGCCCGGCCACGACGCAAAGCCCATGACGTAATGTCGCGCTGATGATCCTTGAGAAATGCAGGAAGGTCCGCAACGTGATCTATGCCCGTGCACGGATCCATCATTTTCTTTCGGTCAAGAAAGTCGAGATATTTGGAATGTTCATTCATACAGGCAACCTCCCGCAGCAGCAGACCCATTCGCACAGCACAGACCATTCGCCGTGATGCGTACCTGCAAGCCCATCAGACGGAAGCCAAGGGTTACGGCTGCACTCATCAGCAAGAGCCGGAATGCGGATGTATTTGCACCAGCGTTCGCTCATTGCTCCCCCACTGGCTTTGTGAGCGCCATAAGGTGATCTGGTATGATGAGAGAGAATATCATTCGGCCTCCAATATCCGGCTGGAGCCAAACGCCGTGCGACCTGTCATCCGAGAAAGAGTAGGAAGCCGAAAGTTGCGTGGGATCGACCCGCCCCGGCTGGCGCGCGGCATGTAGCAAACCGCATGGTGGCCGGGGCAGTAAGACGATCCCTGCTTCACGTCGTTTCCGCAGTAGAAAAACGATTCTCGCGGGTCGCCTTCAACCCATTTGCAATTGCGCGTCCCAAGGTCTTCCAGCGGGAGAAGGCGCATACCGTGTGGTTCGGGTCTGGTAATGGTCTCTCGGGGCGGTGCGGGCTCTACAGGCTCAGGGTTGAGCGCAGCGCGGGCGCGACTCTTGCGAGGTTTCGGGTTGTCAGGGCGAAGGGCTGCGGCGGCTGCGGCCTTGACGGGTCCGCCTGTAATCGAAAGCCCCAGGCGATGCGCCTTGCCTATAACAGCGTTGCGCGTCACCCCTAATTCGGCTCCAATTTCCGCCGCAGTCATAGATTGGCCGATAAGCTGCTCAAGCAGGGTTGAGCGTTCTGCTGTCCAGCTGTTCGCGATATTCACGTGCATGTTCATGCTGCCACCTTCAAATGGGAGCGCGGATGGCGGGCGCTCATAATGTCGAGAGCGTACTGAACGCCGATGGTCACGCATAGCGATGAAAACTCGTTCATATCGCGCGGCGGAATCCACGCGGGAATTTCAGTCTCGCAAAGCGCAGCCTCATAACGGGCCACCTTCGCGTTCTTGCTGCCCCGCGCGCTCCACTGACGCCGAGCTTCTGCAAATTCGCCGGAAGCGATCTTCTCTAGCCCGCGCCTTCTGCCTTCAGCGGACCCTCGTGGCATATATTTGACCGCAACATACCCACCCCGCACCCAACGGCGGAATAAGTGCCTGCTAACACCGAGCCGCTTGGGAATCTCGACATGCGTGATCTTCCCAGACCATGCTTCGATGAATGCCTTTTCGTCATCTGTGGGAGAACGGAGGTCGGTCATTTCAACACCTCAACGACCTTGATCTTGAAAAACAGTTCCGCCGCTTTCTTGCGAAGCCGATAAGCAGCGTCCTTTGCCGTGCCGGATGACTTCACGTCCTCGACAACCGATTGGCCGCCCTCAAAGTACCCAAAGTCCGCCGTGAACCGGCAGTAGGGCTTGCCGTCGATCTCGACCCGGTATTCAGGCTGCAAGGTCAGGTGGCTAATGAAGCCCATTTCCTGACGGCGCTTGAGTTCGACATAACGGGCAGCTTCCCGCTTGGAGTCGAAAACAATGTCGTCAACCGTGCGATGCTCAGGCGCAGAGACTTGGAACCGGCTCTTGCGAACCGATTTCATGGCGGCGGCTAGTTGCTGTGATGGCGTTCCCGTGCCTGCGCGCGCGTGGGGTGCAATCGACGTGCCAACCATCAGTCAGCTTCATCATCTGGAACGTCGATGATTTCGCGCGTGGGGACATAGGGGAAATCAACGAACACGCGGCTATCGGAGCCGGTGTAGCAAGCGCCATTTGGGTAACGGAAGATTTTGCCGTTTATGTCATATGCGCGCCCGTCCGCGCCGTCTTTGAAAACATGAGAACACCGCACATTTTGGAAGACGCCCGGCGACGGCTCAGCCCATTCATCATCGGCTCCAGTCAACGGCGTTAAAGGCTCGAAGCGTGCCAGCTTTTGAAAGATTGAAATCACCAGCGGCGCTGACGAACCTGAATGGCCCTCCTCCGCAAACACTCTCATCATTTTCAGCACAGCGTCCGGTATCATACCGCCGTAATCGCTATCGGCGTCGTACAGCCCGGCGATCCGCATTTCAGCTTCCGCGTGTCTCATTAAATTGCTCATGCTCACACCTCCCCAAGAGCGCTCAGATACAGATCGAAAATCTCGCCTTCCTGCTGGCGCTTGTCCGGGTCCTGCGCGCGATAGGCGACGACTTTCTTCAAAACCTTCGGGTCGAAGCCATTGCCGCGAGCCTCTTTGTAAATTTCGGAAATGTCGGATGCGATGGCCTTGCGGTCCTCGTGCAAACGCTCCACGCGCTCCACAATGGACTTGATCTGCGGTTCGTTGACGATGCTCATGCAACACCCTTATTTGCCCAAAAAGACCGGACAGCCGAAGCCATCCGGCCAGTTAAGGGAGGAAACGCCTCATGTGAGGCACCAATGGCGAACAGGGAGAACGCCAGAGGTTCAGGACGCGCCGTGAAATGACGCGAATAGGGAGAAATGCTCATGCCGCGCTATCCTTGCTGCTCGGCATAAAGTCTACGGGCTTTACAGCGCCGCGCGTGGCCGCCGTGATTTTCGGCCAAATGCGCCAATCTGGCGTCACTTCGCCGCGCTTCCACCTAGCGACAACCGATTGATCCCGACCGACTTTAGCCGCAAACTCTGCGACCTTGACCGTCTTCTGGTTTAGATAATCTGTGAGCTTCATTCGAGCATATAGGCATGTCGCGCCAATGCCGTCAATAATTATTTTTGCACCGAATGCAAATTTCCGCTTGCATGGTTCGGCATGGCGTGCCAATATCCAGTCATAGACAACGGAGCGAAACATGAGCAACGCCCCCACATTCGACATTCGGCTTACAGTTCGTCCCGGCAAAGTCGGGATCACCACGGATGACGCAGGCCGCATCAACTTCCGCATGGTGATGCACAACGCTCATTTACTGGCAAAGCAGGAAGCAAACCGCGACCGTTTCCACAATGCGCCGGTCAAAGCCTACCGCGTGTATTTCGCTGAACAGCTTCGCGACCAGCTTCTCCACACGCACAGCATGTCGGCATGGAAGCGCGGGAACGGCGTCAAGGTTGACGCGGGTTTCATCGCCTCGGTTTCGACCGATGGCCCGATCCACAATTACAAAATCGCAGCGGAGTGAAGCACATGGCGTTCGATCACATGAATTATGTCAGGGTCAAAATTTGCGGTGAAAATATCGCAGGCCATGCGTCAGTCGCCTATTGGGACGAGCCCCACCGCGACTTCATGCACAAGAACATGACGGACGAGCTGCGCGACTTGGCGAGCATCCTCGGTTTTGACCTTGTAGAGCGCGCCCCTGTTGAACAGCCCGAACAGATCGCAGCGGAGTGAACGCCATGAAGATCACAACCTCATTCTGGCGCAAGCCAATCCCGACCAACAAGTTTGATTGGGTAGCATCGCTCGACGACAACGATGGCGAAGGCCCGCACGGTTACGGCGCGACGGAAGCCGAGGCTATTGCGGATTTGAAACTTTCTTTGGACGACGACGTTCTTGCGGAAATCGACGATTTGGAGGTAGCGCCATGAATCCAATTCGTGAAGTCAAATACACAGACAACGATCAGATGGCGGTTCCGGCAACGGGAGCGGCGGGGTTCGGGGAGCAGTTCAAGCGCCGAGAAGCCCAATTGCTGACCGACAAGTTCGAATTGGAACGCCTGTGCCGCGACCTTGCTGACGCGCTTGAAGCCGTCATGGAGTGCAACGCCGCTTATTTCCCACAACACATTGCCGAGCAGATCGCCGCAGCGATTGAGCAGGCAGAAGCCATGGGGGTTCGGTGATGAAACACTTCAAGCCTGCGGGCATCAACATCAACACAATCGCCAGCATGATCCCGCTGACGACTGACCTTGGCGACGAGCGGGCTGTTCTGGACGTGTTTCGGAACATTGCCCTGACAGACGGCACCACGTTCAAGGACATATACGCCAATCTCGACTTCATTGTGGAGACAGCCCGCGTACAGCGTCGATATGAGACTGTCAGGGACGCGGCGACCGGCGCGGCAATGTTTGCTGGCCTGTTTGCATTGTTCTTTCTGATACCCGACGACGCCATGGCGGCCACCCTAAACGGCGGTGATTGGGGATCGGTCGGACTGCGCTTTGTGGCGTTTCTGTCCTGCCTGCTTATCTCGGTCGGGCTGGTTGCCGCCGTCATCTGGTTCCAGTTCCCGGCGCGGCTTAATGACGATCCGCAGGACAAACATGAAACGCCGGAAACGCGGGCGCGCAAGGGGGGAGTGTGATGGATTACATTGCTCACATTCTTATCGGCATAATTGGGTATGGATATGCTTTTTTGTCTGCAATTGCGGGGATTTCTTTGCTCCACAAAGCGACAAATGATAGCCCAGAAAGTATCGAGAATGGTTATAGGGGCTTGCGGAACCTTGGATTTGCAATATTCGCAGCCGCCATCACCCGCCTGATTATTTGGGTTCTGCCATGAAGCGCGCCATTCTCGACCGTGAGATTGCTTGCCTCGAAGCCACCATTGACCAGACCAGGGAACGCTACGGCGCTCGGTCCAAGGAATACGTCGCAGCATTGGAGCGGCTTAAGGGCCTGCGCATCGAGCGCATGAAACGCGAAACCAATTTCCGCAAGCGCCACCGGAGGATAGCAGCATGAACTGGTTTGCCAAATACAAACTGGAAAGCGCCGCCACTCACCGCAGCATGGCGCGCATGTATTTCGGAATGTCGCGGGCGTCGGAGCTTGGGTCATTCGCCAGGTTCTATGTCGGGGAAGCTCGCAAGCAACTCCGCTACGCCATTGGCGACATTCAGTCAGCCAAACGGATCATAGGAGCCCGCAATGAACGCGCCGCTTAAACTTGTCGCCAGCAACCACGCAATCCTGCGCGACCGGCTTCGCGAACAATTCGCCCTGACCGATGACGAGCAGACGCTTACCGATACCCTCGACGGCATTTCCGACTTCAAGGAAATGTGCGCAGAGGCCATCAGGGAAGCCAAGAGGCGGCTTGCCATGGCCGAGGCTATGGACACCATCATTGACGACAACACAGCCCGCCGCGCCCGTCACGAAGCCGCCGCTAAGGCTATCCGCGCCACGGTGCTGCACGCCATGCAGGAAGCCGGGGAGCGCAAGATCGAAGCCCCCGATCTGACTGTGACGGTCGCAGCCGGACGACGCAGGCTTATCATTGATGATGAACGCCTTCCGCACAATTACCAGAAGCAAATCATCAAGTTTGTCCCTGACCGCGAAAAAATCGAAGCGGCCATTGGCGAAGGCGACGTTCCGATAGGCGTCCAGATCGACAATGGGACGCCGGTTCTCAAAGTTTCAACCAAGTAAGGAAAGCAACGATGTATCTTCCGAAACCCACCGAAGGCGGCGACTTCACCCCGGCACCCGCTGGCACCTTCATCGCCACTTGTTACCGCTTCATCGACCTCGGGACGCACACGAGCGAGTTCAACGGCGACCGCAAGACGCGCCGCGAGGTCATGCTGTCATGGGAATTGAACGACGAGTTCATGGACAACGGCAAGCCGTTCACGATCAACAAGCGTTACACATGGTCGATGCACGAAAAGTCAACGCTGCGCAAGCATCTGGAAGCATGGCGCGGCGTGCCGTTCAAGGATGACGACTTCGACGGCCCGAACCGTTTCAACATCAAGAACATTGTCGGCAAGCCCTGCACCCTGACTGTCAGCCACACCGCCAAGGATGGGAAAACCTATTCAGGCGTCAGCGGCGTCGGCAAGATGATGAAGGGCGCTCAGGCGGCTCCCCTGTGCAATCCTGCGGTCTATTTGGCGCTGACGCCGGACGACTTCGACGCGGCGGCCTATGGGCAGTTGTCAGACTACTACAAGCAGTTGATCGCCAGCAGCCCCGAATACCAAGAGATATTTAAATCCCGCACGCAACCTGATGATCCCGGCCTGCCGGATCAGCGTGAAGGGTTCGACGACGGGATTCCGTTTTGATGGGGCGCGAACAAATTGAGGCGAATGTGCAAGAAATTGCAATTCGCCTTTGGTCCGCCTGGATGGAAGGCGGCGCTGCCGATCCAAAAATGACTTGGGAGGTAGCTCCCAAGCAGACATTCAACCGCATGGCGGTTTGGGTGTTGGACGAAATCGCGCAACACCCGGATCGCTATCTGAATGGATGGAAAGAGTTCCGCAAACTATGAGCAGGGCATTTTTGGTCCTCCACAACGATGCCATCCGCAACAAAGCCGTCGAGTGGGTTCGACGGCTTCCGAAAGACACGCGGGTTACGTTCCAGAAGCCCCGCCGCACCATCCCGCAGAATGACCGCATGTGGGCCATGCTGACTGAGGTTAGCAACCAACTGGCATGGCACGGGATGAAACTATCGCCGGAAGATTGGAAGCTTATGTTTCTGGACGGGCTGAAACGGGAATTGCGGATTGTGCCGAACATTGACGGCAACGGGTTCGTGAATTTGGGCCGGTCATCGTCGGAATTGAGCAAGGAAGAAATGGGCGACCTTATCGAATTGATTGCCGCATTTGGTTCAGAGCGCGGCGTGGTGTTCAGGGATATGGAGGGGTGAATGGTCGGGCTTGGACTTACTGATACTAGAGGATATTTGCACGAACTTGAGCGCCACGGTGATTTTGTAACCACTGGCATAAAGCTTTTCGACAGCGAAGATGTGACCGACTCTTTGTTGCGAATGTATCTGTCATTATCAACAAAGGGATGGATGGCTTCGCATCCCGACATTCCAATGGCAATAACCGATTTTGTGGAAATATATAAGGATGGGTTGTGGCTTCCGTGCGTTGAGCGCGTTGCCATTTCTGGCCAAGTTGATGCGCGGAACGATGGCCTCCCTAACTTTGCCGCCATTCCAATAGCTGGCGACACAGAGTTTAAGTTCGATTTTGCCATTGCAAAGCGATTGCAAAAGCTTCCAAGGGGGTGGCAATCCATGCCTATGGCAAATGCCGCATACTCGCTTGGCTTCCTGTATCGCGGTCATGGTGGGCGCGAAGCGCGGCGGCGGCTATCAGACGACATTCTGTATTATGATGGATGGTATTTTAACGTCATTGGCGACCGTATTTTGCCATGCAAAAAGCAGTATTTCCCCAACGGGGGGCCAGCGGGAAAAGTTGCCCTGTATGGTTCTGCGGCACTGCAAATTACATCGGACTTCCGCCATATGTGGGTCGTCACGACAGAGGAAAACGCGCTTGATAGCGTGAAGACGCCCCTGAGACTTGGCGTCGATTCAGAAATGATAAAGTCCCTGTTCTATGCTCGCGAGGCACCAATAACAGAGTCGGGGCGCAAGCGCCCAATTCTCCATTGGGTTCGGCAGCATAAACGGAGGATGAAAGAAGGCATTGATGTCGATATATCGAAACATCTGAGAGGCATCACCGCATTTTCGATGGATGGCTTTCCATTTGTCATTACGCAGCCGATCAAAAACATTCAATGAGCCGCCGCGAGTTTCCCAAATCCGTCAAGGTCAACGTCATCAAGCGCGCAACTCGCGATGGAGTGACCTATTGCGAGAAATGCGGGGCGCTCGCGAAGCGGTTCCAGATAGATCACGTAATAGCCGACGCACATGGCGGCAAGCCCGTTATCGAGAACGCTGAACTGATCTGCGAAGCCTGTTACTCGGTGAAGAACCCGAAGGACACCACGATAGCGGCGAAGATCAAACGTCAGGAAGCCCGCCACATAGGCGCACACCGCCCGAAGGCAAAGCTGAAATCAGCCGGATTTCCCAAGAAAGAACGCCCCGAAAAAATCGACTTCACGACAAAGCGGCTAATGTTCCAGGAGATCACCAGTGGCAAATGACAAGGCAATAGAGGCGGCGGCAAACTCAACCTCAACACCCTTCTCCCTGAACATCGTCATTGCAGCCTCGAAGCCTTCTTGGCGCTCAGGGTCGTTCTGCATGACGGTTTCTCCGGCGCCTATGCAAACGCGAGCCACGCCGGCCTGTATGAGTAGCTTGGCGCATTCTGAGCAACATGGGTGCGTCACGTAGACTGTCGTCCCGGCCAGCCTGGGGCGCGCTGCGGTGGCCACCATGTTCGCTTCCGCGTGCGCAGTCCAGATGTACTTTGCCGGCGGTAGCATGCGCTCAGGTAGGTCGAGCACACCTTGCGGCAAGCCGTTATAGCCTGTCTCGCGCGTGCGCTTGTCGAGCACGGCCACAGCCCCAACCTTGGTGCGCGGATCTTTCGACCATGAAGCTACAAGGCGTGCGAGGTCGAGAAATCTGTTGGCCCACATGACGGCTCCATTTTTGACTCAGGCCGCCGCCATGATGGCGCGACCGATTGCATTCGGGATCATCGGCAAGACTGCGTTGCCGAGTCGCCCAAGTCTGTCCATCCGATAGGGAACCCCATCAGGAACTCGAATTGCTCTGGCGTAATTGCCCGCCCCCCAAACGCCTCGACATAGCGTCTGCAACTCGGCCACTTCTGCATCGAGGGCGCTACGAAATTCGCCTTCGTCGTAGGGGTGTGCAACGAGCCACCAACGGTCTCTCTGATGGTCCGCCCCCGCATCAGCCCCCGATATACAGCGGTGATCCGTTTTGTAGCCAAGTCGTTGGAGGTCGCGAGCCGCGTTGGCGATTGCCGCTTCCTGCACGTTTTCGGCAATGACAATCCCCGGCTTAAACTCTCTGACAACTCGGAGCATGTCCGGCCAGAGATCGGTGGCGACCCGGCGGCCCCTTGATGCAGTGCTGAATGGCTGGCAGGGGAAACCTCCGCATATGACATCAACGGCAATTCCATCTGGCGAGAGGCTTCGAACGTCATCATAAATCGGAACCTCCGGCCAATGCTTCAATAGAACGCGCCGCGCAAATGGATGATTTTCACAGAACGCGACCGTCTGCATTCCCGCGCGCTCAAGACCTAGCGAGAAACCGCCTATCCCACTGAATAAGTCGAGAACGCGCACGGCCGCTCCTACTTTGACGGTTCCTTGAACGCAGCCGGGTCGGCCACGGCCAGCACAGCAGCTAGATCGCGAGGGCGCTCATGACCGCAGAGCGTGCATTCGTATTTCACCACGCAATCGAGGTCGAGATCATAGATCGAGACAACCTTCGACCACTCAACCGGCCCGCAATGGTGGCAATCGAAATGCGTTTTCGTGTCCGCCACACTGGCCTCCTCTACGGTTTCGACTTTGCGCCAGTGTCGCCACGGCGCTTTTTCAGTTTCAGCTTACCGGCTTTCGCCGCTTCCGCGTAGCCTGCCCGTCGCGTGGCGCGGTTCTGGATTTTGCGGCGGGCCGCTCGGAGATTACGAAGCTCCTTATCCCCGCGCTTGATGGCACGCTCGACTTCTCGGAGTTCCGCGCGCTCATCTTTCGTAAGCGCCTTACGCCAGTCTCTTGCATTGTCGGTTCCGCCGCTTGCTTTTGTCATCGTTTTTTGATGATAAAAGTTCTTGACAACAAAGTCAATGGGCATATGGTCCAATCATCAGAACGGAGAGAGACGATGGCCGCTCAAGTGCAAATCTTCAAATTCCAATACCGCTCGACGACGAACTTCACCGTTCTGACCGGGGCGGCTTCTGAGGTAGATCTTTATGCCGAACTTCAGGCGCTTAAAATCAATGGGTTTGTCATTCTCCGCGTGTGGGAAGGCCTGTAACTATGGCGACTTACACAAAACAGCAACAGCGGGAATTGGACCAAAGCCCAGTGCCGCGCCCCGTCTATTGGGATCAGTCTGTCGTGGACGCTGCCGAACGCGAAGATGACGCAGACGAACCCGCGCTTGTCCCATGCGAGCGATGCAACCAGAGCGGCGAGATTGCAGTAAGCGCCGCGACGGGGCTCTATCGCTGCGCCGGACCAGTACCGGATAACGCGCGCGGCGTTCTCGGCATGACATGCGACGAATGCCACGGAATCGGCATGATCAAAGATCGAAGCTAACTTAACAAGGAACGCCCGCCCCAAACGCAAATCAGCCCGCCCCGGCGTGAACCGAGGCGGGCGGGACAATGGGAGTAAGGTCGCGGCTACATCATGTAATGCCTACCTAAACACCGCCGCAAAGAACGCTATAACAGCTTTCAAGTTCAGCCAGACAAACCCTCCAATAGCCGTAGCTGCGGTGCCAAGCGCCGCCCCAGCTACTGCGATATTACGGGATCGTTCTTTGGAAGCGGAGTTTCGTTCGGCAATCTTGATCTTGATTTCATTCAATGCGTCGATTGTTTGGGTATGGTGACAATCGACTTTGGCGGACAGGTGATCGGTGGCGATTTCTTGCCTGTCCTGCGCGTCCCTAATGTTGGACACATGAGCTTCTAATGCGGCTACCCGTTCAATTATTTCCGCCACTGCGGCCCCCTCCCAATCCAGTTGGCAGTTCTGCGCTATGGCCGCCATTGACAAAGCGAAATTCCTTTTGCGTTATGAGTGGCAACCTGATTCTTTGTCGATCTTGTGTCGGCGTCACTAGCGCGGATCGGGCCGAACACCTGGCACCCGTTCCCTGAAAGAGTCTGGTTGCACGCACTGAGGATCAAGGTTGCAGGCAATAGCATCGCGCTCAATTTTGCGAGCCGTTTCCAGTTCTGACGCGCGCTTGGCTTGTAGCTCTTGCTCGATTGCGTTGGCTGCATCATTCCGACCTTTCCAGTATATTCCGCCGACAATGGCGAGGATTGCGACAGCGCCGCCGATGTAGCGGCCAATGGGGCTGAGGATAAAGGCGATCAAATGCCACTCTCCCGCGCATGGCGGATCCGCTCGCTGATGGTGTAAATCGCAAACGCCGCCACACCGCCGACCGTGATGACGGCGGCAACCTTCCAGTCAATCGCCCCAAACACCTGTGCTGCGGCGGTTCCTACAGTCGTTAGAACGCCCGCAATCTGCGCCCAGATGGTTGTGGATTTTGCCATGGACTTAGGCGGGGGAGGCTCCATGAGCCTTACCGCTTCCGGCTCGTCGTGCTGCGGCTCAAGCCCGATGACCGTCATGGCCTTGCGCGCCCATTTGATCCGGCTGTCGTAATGCTTGACGCCTGCGCGCTCGTAGCCCATCTCGAACGCCTTGACCTTGGCGTCCAGACCCTTGGCGCGGCGGGTATTGCCGACAGCGCCTTTTTCCGAGGTCTGTAGCTCGTAAATCAGGAAGCCCGAATTGGCGATATAGGAGGACGGATCATAGGACCGCTTGCCGCACCATGCCTCGAAGGCACGCCGACGAGGCCCTGTCCACTGAAAATATCCGGTTCCGCCACGGGAACCTTGCACGGTCGGAGCGATTTCCTGTAGTATCTTGAACCCTGCGGATTCGTGCGCCCCGTTGCCGATGCAGGCTGCAATGTCCTCATTCGACCATAGCGGGATGGCCTGTCGCAGATCAGCCGCAAGTTTTGCTGTGATTTGTTCAAACGTCATACTTTTCGCCCCCTATAATTTTCGCCGACACATGCCGAGGCATAAATCTTGTCATCTGGAAGGGACGGCAGTTCCTTCAATATCGGGATGGCCTGCCATTGGCACTGGTCCAGCGGGACAGGATTACCCTCATAGGCCACCTCCGCGTGCTTCATGTCGCAGGGCTGGCCGGATACGCATATCAGGACAATCAAAGCGAACATGAGAAGCCCCCGCTATTCAGCGACGACGGCAGACCCCGGAACGTGCCGGGTGGCCTTGTTCCACTCTCCCAAAGCCGCCCGGTAAACATCATACGCATTGTAGAAGGCGTAGGCCGCTTCCCGATATTGCTCTGCCGGGAGGTCCGGGTCTTTCATAATCCGACGCTTGGCCTGCGCGTCGGCGTCCAAAGCCGCCAGTCGGATTTTCATCGTTTCGAGGTCGATCATTAGCACACCGCCGAGAATATGGTTGTGACTGCCGCAGTGAAGGTGTTTTTGTAGGAGCTGCAAGCCGGAAGCGTAAACGTGAAGCCCTGCCCGGCTACGATGGTCATGGCCGCAGAATAACCGCCGTTTTTCTGTACGACAAGCGACATGGCGTTCGCACTGGCGATATAGACCTCAAGGTCGCGGGCTGAATAGTTGTACGTCGTCGCCGCAGAAGCCGCAGGGGTCGGAGCGGTGAAATCTGCCGTGGTAGGATTAGCGAATGACAGCCGCAGCCCGCGATTGGTCGTCGGGACCACAAGGTTAGCCGCCGTGATGGCAATCGACGGGTTCAGGTGCGGGTTATCGACCTTGTTTGACGACCCCGCAAAGTCATACAGGCAGGACGTGTACCAGTTCCAGGTACCCGCCTCGCATGTATTGCTATAGACGGAGGTGTCATCAATTTGCAGGCAGATATGGTTGTTTTCGTTATCCCCGACAAAATGATTACCCGCGCAGGATGACGCATAAGCGCCAGCCGGGCCGGTCAGGTGCAGGCCGATGGCCCCGGAACCCCACGAACCCTTGTATGTGGAGAAGTTTGAAGCGCGAAGCCGGAAAGCCGTACCATAGGCCAGCAAGGGTCCCGCGCCCGCGCCGGTGACGCCAGTGTTGGCGATGACGAACATGTCGGCATTGTAAACGCCATTGATTTCAATCCCGACCGCGCTTGTTTCGGCAGGGTCCGCCCCGGCATAGTTCAGCGCCTCGATAGATCCGCGCATTTCGTTGATCTGGTCGGTAAAGTCCTGCTTGCCGATGCGAAGCGCGCAACCGTTGAAGTCGGCATAGACCGAAAACTTGTCGAACGTCGGGTACACGCAAAGCGCCGAAGCTCCGGCAATCTTGATCCAACATGCGCAACCGCCCAAGCTGGTCGCAAACTTGAAATCGAGGATGGTTTTGCCGAACCCCTTCCCCTCCATCCAAAACCCGCGATATTTATTTGCCGCAAGGTCAATGACCAATGGGCCGTCGAAATGATACCGGCCCGCCAGAAGATCGCATTTGATTGAGCCGCGCAGGCATGTATCGACGAGGATCGGAAATACGGTATCATTTGCAATCACGCCCGCCGCAGACCCGCCAAGGTTTTCCGGCGTCAGGAAGCTGAACCCGATATATTTGAGAGAGCCGCCCAATGGGTCAGCCGTGCTGACAATATCGGCGTCGAAGTCAATACCTGACCCCGCCGCAGACAGGTTCAGACAATACAGGCCCGGAGGCTGGGTCACGCTTCCGCGAAACGCAAGCCGGACGGATGCCGAAGGGGTGAGCTTGCCGGTGCTGAAATATACGTCTGACGTGAATGTGAGGCTTGTTCCGACCAGACTGGACAGTTTCAGGTTGAGCCGGATTCCCTTGGCCTTGGCGAAGGCGTCGGCATTATAAAGCGCCGTGTAATTGTTAGCGCCTCCCGTGGCTCCGAAGTCTTCCTCGTAGGCTTCCGCCGACACCTTTTCCCAATATCCACCATTTGTGTTGTCGGTCGATCCGTTCGGGAGATACCTGTCAGTAGTGCGCAGATAGCCTGGATGCGAGGGCTGTGCCGATACACGCTTGTAAAGCAGCGCCCCGCGTGAATCCCCATAGGTCGCGTATCCGTAAAGCTGTAGCGCCTTCGTGCCGGACGGGACTGACGTGGCCTCTGCGGCGGCCTTGTTCTCGTAAGGCCGGGCGTAGGTCCATATCCAGTTGATTGCGTCCGCCTGATCCTGCATCAGCGCATTGAACGGCGCAGACTGGATCGCCGTGAAAGGGACAGCCGGGCTGGCCGAGTTTACGACTGGCGTATAAACGCCGTTACCATTGGTCGGCATTCTGGCCCCTTAATACTTGATGATGGTGTTGAAGATCATCGTCGGCTGCACGTTGTTATGAGCCGACCCGGAACCAGCGGCGTTAACCGTTACGCCAGTTGATGCGCTATTGACGCTGATCCCGACGAAGGCCGACCCGGTTCCGAGCGTCGTAACGCTGCCGCCGCCGCCGCCCGCAAAGCCGGCACCCGCCCCGCCGGAAGATGTTTTGTCGTAAGTATGAGCATGACCCGCGTCCGAGATGGCGTGGTTATGCTGCGGATCGAAAACCGTATGGCTATGTGAGGCTAACTGAGCAGTTGTCAGGGTGTGCGTCTGGGCACCGCCTGAATTGCCGACCGTTGCGCCGCCGCCCGTGATAGTGGTGGCCGTCAGCCGGTTAGCCGCAGATCCGCCCATGTCGTCGCGACCAGCTCGAACAAGACCGCGCAGATCAGGGACGTTGAACGTGGTGGTCCCGTCGCCTATGCCGAACGTGGTCCCGATAGCCGTAAACAATGCCGCATAGGTTGTTCGGGAGATGGCCTGCCCGTAGCAAAGCAGCCATCCGGTCGGGACCGACGATCCTGCAATGTCGCGCAATTCACCCGGAAAGCCGGTTAGGGCTGCGGAAAAACCGGAAGCCGAGATAGTCCCGATTTCAACGCCCAGAATGGCAACGCCAATGACGCCGGACGATTTGCGGAAAAAGCCGGAACCCGTTTCAGCCGAAAAGGAAATGCCCGGCGCCGTAGTATCGCCCGCTGATGCCTGAAACTGCCCCGTCATGGCCGCCTGACCGTCGCGGGGGAGCGATGCAGTTAACGCGGTTGCAATATCGCTGAAATTTGTGTTGAGATCGCCCGCCGTGGCGAGCGTGTTGGGGACAAGCGTGATAGGTATCGAATATGTCCCGCTACCGTTTCGTGCCATGTTGGGGCCTTTTCAGGAGGTGATGTTGAGAAATCTATTCGCTAAAGCGGGAACGCGGCTTCTGATGGCAGCGCCACTGTTCGCTTTCCTGATAATCGGGATGTTTTTCACCCGACCGGATCATACGACAAAAGCCGCCATGTGCTCGCTCGGGTTTGTCAGTTATTGCCCTGTGACAAAGCCCCTGCCCTAGAGCCTGTGCGGGCAAGTTCTTCAACCAAGGCGCGGCGCGTCGTCATGGATCGCGTGGGCGAATACATCACCCGCTGCGTCAAAAGTTTCGCCAATTCCTCTGCGACCTGACGTTCGGTCTTGGCCTTCATGGCGGTGCTGATAGCCTTTGCGCCGCTTTTGCCCGCGGCAAGAGCCGCACCCATAGAGGCCGAAGTCGGCAGATCGAACCCTGCCAGATAGCCCGCGCCTGTGCCCGCGCCCGTTGAAAGGCCAGCCCCCGCCATCTGTTGCGCCAACTGGCGAGCCGTCGAAGGGCCGCCCGTCAATTCCTTGTGGAACCGCATAAAGGCGCGTTCGCGATCCAGCGCCTTTGCGATTTCCCCGAATTTCTCGTCGCCTACCGCCGCCCGCGCCGCGATTTCTTCGGCGGGAGACAGTTTAAGATTGACCTCGCTCGCTCCCTTGTTCGCAATTTGCTCAATTCGCTGCGCGCCATAACCCTGTGCGATACGGCCTTGGGGAACGCCTTTTCCGACCGCGCGGGATATTTCGTCGGAAACGTCCAGTCCGGGATTGCGTGCGGCGGCCATTTCTCCGACTTCGAAGCCCTCGCCAGACCGCTTGACCTTTGCGGCCATATCGCGAGCGCCAGCATAGTTCGGAACATGCTGGTCCACCGTTTCGCGCAACTTACGCGCAAGCGCTTTTGCAATATCGTCGCCTTGTTGGCCGCCACCGGGGAACCCGAGCTTGTCGAGGATTTTCTTGGCCGCGTCATAGACGGCAAGCTGCGACCCTTGATCGCCGCCATAGGCCGCAACACGGTCCTTAATTTCGTCGGTGGCCTGCTTGATCGCCGCCGCCACCTTGGGGGAGGCCAGAAGCTCGTCAAATGGTGTCTTGGGCAGATCGAACCCCGCAGAACGGGCGGCGTCGTATGCTTCATTGATTTTCGGGCGCGAAACCTTGTCAAGCAGTTCGGTTAGCTGCGACGTGGTTTTGAGGCCGGGATTGCCGCTGGCCTGCCCAATGTCATTGATGAGGCGGGCGGGCTGAGACGCCAGACGAGCGCCGGACGTTGTTTCAAGTACCGAACGCGCTTCTGGTGACAGATTGGCCGCCGAGCGGGCCATAGTCGCGCCCTGCAAGCCAAGAGCGTCACCCAACATAGCATCAGGGCCAAGGCGTTTAAGTTCGCCATGTACGGCTTGCGGTGACAGTTTGGCGTTCTTGGCCTCTAGGGCGATGCGCGCAATAGCCTGCTCATCTGCCGGGCCTGTTTTGGCGACGCCGCGAAGCGGATCGACAACGGCCCGGCCGCCGGCAATAGCGCCTTCGGCCAACGCCCCGCCTGCGCCGCCAAGCAGCACGCCGAGCCCGCCGCCCTTGGCGATTTCTCCCAAGTCGCCTCGGGACTCAACAGCCGCTTCGCCCGCGCCGATAAGGCCAGACGCCGCCGACGATTGAGCAATGCGGGCCGGGATGGTCGCCGCACTCATCGGCGTGAGAACGGCCTGACCAAGTGCGCCGCCGACATTGCCGGCAAGAGCGGTTCCGGGATTGACCTGTGCGCGGCCTTCGTCGGCAGCTTTCAGAAATTCGTGTGCTTCCGCCCCCGGCAATGCCGATTGGCCGCCGAGCATGGACGGCATATAGGCTTCCGCAAGCCTTGGGAGGCCAAGCGCAAACTTGTCAGCCGCGCGCCCTACGCCTTCGCCCAACAACCCACCACCGCCCTTGGCGGCGTTCTGCGAGCCATACAGACGGCCCTCGTTGCGAGCCGCTTCCTGTCGGGCGTTGGCAACCATTTCAGGCGTCATAGGGCCTGCATCGCGGGCCTTTGTTTCAGCCTGTCCGATACGGTCGGAAAGCCCCTGCCAGTCGCCTTGGTCAATGGACTTCGGAGGAGCCTTGCCGACAACGCGCATGGCGTTCAAAGCGGCGGCCTGATCCGGCGCGTCAATTTCGAAGGTTTTGCCGCCGATAGAGACTTCGAAAACGGGCATTAGTTTTTCTCCCGAATCCGAACGCCCGGCGCGACCTCATGCCAGCCATCAGCCGAAGCGGCAGGCGTAGGGGACTTGTAGTTCGGGCCGGCCTCTTTCTTCATGGCGTCAATCGCCACCTTGCGGGACTGGCGCTTCTGCGCAATCACGTCAGGGCTGTCGCCGGGCTGCGGGAAATACTGTTTCGAGAAATTGTTATATTCACTGTCGGCAATGACCGCGCCGGATTCACGGCGCAAAAGCGCGTTAATAAATTCGCGTTCGGCCTGCTGAAATTTCTGGAAGCCTTCCGAAACAACGGAATTGCCGATTATTGGTATATTTGCACCAAGACGATTGGCGCGGCTGGTACCCTCGTTTTCAAGCGATTGAAGGATGCCTTCCGAATTCTCCATGCGATTGCCGAACGTCAGGGCCTTCCCCTGCGATTCCGTGAACTTCTCGCCACGCGCCAATTCGCGGGTTTTTTCATCGCGCCAGATTTTCGGGTTGATGCCCGGAGGAGCCGGGGGGATGCCATCAGCCGGGGCCGCTGCCTGCGGGGGCTGTCCATCGGGCGACGGTGCGGCCTGTGGCTGCGGGGCCTGCTGACGGCCCTGCATTTGAGCGGCAACCGTGCCCTGTGGCGCAACCGGCGTGATCTGCTTTGTGACCGGGTTAACAAACCCGTACATATTGTTGCCGTACTCGTCCTGACCGATGACTTGCATGGTCGTCTTGTCGGCAGACACGCCCATCGGGACAGCATTCCCCGATCGCTTGTCGGTGCGATAAAGCTGATCGCCCACAACCTGAAAGCCGTATTCCGGGTTGGACTTGGCGATCTGATCTTTCGCCAGCATCATCGCCATGGACTTCTGGCTATCGGAAAGCCATGGGTCGGAGGCTATGGCCGCTAGAGCGCGGACGATGTTCGGAGTTGCCCGCGGGGCCGGGATTCCGCCCTGTGCGCCCTGTAGGGGCATGGGCTGGCCTTGAGGGGCCGCCTGATTGATTGCCGCCAGTCCGGGGCCTTGGCCGCCCTGCGAACCTGCAAACGCCATAGCGCCGGGCTGGCCAGTTTCCGGGTTGAATATATCCGCCGCCGTGCCGTCGGGGTTTACCGGAACTTGTCGGCCTGTGATCCGGTCAGTAACGGATGCGGTTTGCGTAGGTTGCGCACCGCTCATCGAAGGCATAGGCGAACCCGTCATAGACGGCATTCCGGCAAACTTATTGTATTTTCCGGTCCAGAGATTAGCAAACTCGCCAGCCGTCATGTCGGGCCGCCCACCGTTCAACACGACAGCGCGTTCCCCTACCAGATCAGCCGCACGGGCATTCGGGTTGCTTAGGAGCTTTGACGCCCCGCCTGCGCCCTGTTGATGCGCTAGGTACATTTCGGCATCGTTAGGCGTGCGCCCGATAGACTTCGCAAGGCTGTTTCGGTTGTCGGTCGTGAACCGCTCAAAAGCTTGATTTGCGGCCTGCGGGTCATAGGGGCTGGCCCCAGGCGCGGGCGCATAGGCCTTCCATGTGGATGGGATGAATTGATACATGCCCGCCGCGCCAGAATCCTTGTTCCGTGCATTTGGGTTGCCGCCAGACTCGATTTGAGCCACGACCTTTTTATATTCACCAGAAGCGCCAGAACCGGGCGAACTTGGGTCCATTCCGGGGGATGCGCCAGCCATTCCCGCAGAACTATCACCGCCGCCAGTGTCGCCCAAAAGCATCCGAACTAATTGTTCATTCTGTGATGCGGCGGCCTTTTGACCAGCGGCTTCGGTTGAATCAACATTTTTCATTTGGTACGCGCCAAGCAAAGATTTGGCGACATTTGCAGCGCCTTGCGTCCATGATTGGATAGGCGCGTCAGATGAACCCTGCTTCATCAGCAGTTCGGCCATACGACGCTTGCGCTCGATAGCCTGCGGCGTCATGGGCGCAGCCGGGTCGATTGTTTCAGTGTCAAAAAAACCGACGGCCATTAAACAGCCCTCTCGTAGTCAACGGCCTTGAATCCGCCGAACTCATGCACCGCGTCAGGCCTGACCTTTTCAACGTCTTGCGCCATGAAGCCGATCTGCACAGGGCCGCCCCAGACGTAGCGGTATGAATAGATTGGGAGGCCATTGTCAGCCCGCCCGATGCGCTGGATGTTCGTTTTCAGGCGTCGATCCGACCACATCATCGCTGCTTGCGCCGCAGTTCCCCCCAAACTAAACAAACCGTTCATTGTGGCGTTGCTGGCGTCGTTTTGCGCTTTGGCGTACTGCATTTGCTGCCCGTAGCCATTGTTGATGATGCCAGCCACATCGGTGTTCGCCATTCCGACCGGCTGGAAGCCCGGAGCCGCAGGGTTGCTGACCTGAGATCCCGACATAAGCGCGGAAATCTCGTTAATCGGCTGGTTGCGCTGGCTCATGGCCTCGTTGACCGCCTGCCCGCGTCCCTGCAAGAACATGGAATTGTAGGCGTCGTTACGAGACTGATCCAGATTGCCCATGGCCCGGTCATAGGCATCCGTTCCCGGCGTCACGCCCGCATTCATCAGTTCCGTCTTTTTGGCCTCCATGCGCTGATTCCAAAGCGGATCAAGGCGCTTGCGGGCAATGTCGGAAAACTGGTCCTGCGCCGCCGAATTGATGTCGAACGGCGTCGAGAGAAGCCCGCCGATGCGCTGAGACTGATCCGCGCCGATCTGCCCGATGTTCTGGCGGGCTTGCAGATTGGTGTTATAAACCTGCTGCTCGCCGGGCGAGAATGACGTGTCCTGACGGTATTTTGGCGTCCCGTCCGCATTCGTGCCCGTGACCTGATAGGTCGTATTACCCTGCGGAGTGAACTGGTCGATTCGGTTCAGGTTCGCATTGGCTACAGCCGTCTCTTTGTTCGACTGCGTTTGTGCCGCCGCGGTCTGGGCCGGATCTGGGGGCGTCGGATAGGCAGGGGCTTCCATTAGAACTCTCCACACCACTTGACCGCGCCGTTGCGATCTAGGCGATAAATGATTGCGTCATCTTTCTTGTCCCGCCCGTAATAGGATTTTGCCACGCCCTCGAACCCGTTCGGCCCGATGTGCTTGGCAAGTATCCGACAAGCCGCCTTGTTCTTACGCTTCGTCCGAAACGTCACGCGATTGCATTTAAGCTGATTGAAGCAATAGTCCGCCGCCGCCCGGATAATGTTTCTTGTGAAACAACGGAAGCCGACGACCGTTGCGTCAATGTTGGACTGATTGTAATTCGTAAACACCATGGCCCCGTGGATGGAACCCTCGCTGTCGATCACCCCGATAGCCGTGAGAGGGCCGATCATCGGCGCAATCCCAAGCCGTTCGGAAGCCCACGCGGCCACCTTTTCGTCGGAGCCCAGAACAATTCTCAAATGAATCCGCCCGGTTCCATGGTGATGTCAAAACCGTTGATCTTGAGCACGACCGGCGTACTCTCGCCCGTATCCCACAAGGTCTGGTCCCAGGTTCCAATGTCCCAAACGCCATCAAGGCCGGAAATCGAAGCCGTTGCCCGAAGCCGAACCGCCGCGCAATAGCCGATGCCGGAGACGGAAACCCAATTGCTAGAGGTCGTTTCTGACGGCGGCCAATATGCGGCGTTCCAGTTAAACTGGTTCCAGTAAATTGCGGAGTTTGTGTTGGTAGGAACCGCGCCGGTCGGTACAACGTCCTGAAAATCGACGTTCAGAATGATCTGGGGCTGGATACGGTTGTCGGACGTGATGAGCGGGCGCAGCATCGGAAAGCGTTTTTGATAGCCCCGCATCCCGAAATAGTTGAACGCCGTCTTGAGGTCGCCTGTGATGGCGACACCGCCGTCAGACGCCGCAACGTCCGCTTCGCATACCAGCCCGTCAGCCGCCCCAAAGAAAAGCCGATCATTGAACAATTCCCAACATGTCGCGTTTTGGCCGACAAATCGACACCAAGCGCCGGACAGGGTATTCATAACGTACTGGTAGGACAGTTCGCTTTCCGTTACAGGGACGTTCAGGATTGCCAGCGTGCCTCTCGGATAGCCGATTAGCTGCCAGCCGAAGTTCTCGCCATAAAGCTGCGCACTCGTGGTCATTGTGGGCGAGATGTTTTGGGTAATCGCCACATTGTTGACAGCGGCAATGTCGAGGATCAGCGAGCGCGACAATGGCAGGACGCCGGACACGCTCACCAGATACAGATCGCCTCCGACCTTGCACATGCAGCGCCGACCGAGCGGCGACGGCATATTGAACACGCCGACCAGCTTCCACGCCGTAGCATCGCCGGGGTCCGTTCCCTGAAACACCGCCACTTGACCGCGCGACGAATAAAACACCGCGTGGTCGTCAACGCCGGACCCGCCGTCGATGGTCCATGTTCCCATCGCCATCAGGTAGCCGCCCATTGAGAACACGTTGCCAAGTTCGTAATAGGAGGCCGCGCCCTGAATGCTGTCTATGGGGAGATAATAGAAGCCTATCTTACCATTCGCGCAGAAAAACAGGCGCTTTTTGAAGACGTTGATCCCGACAAAATCCCGCGCCGCTGCGCCCGTAATGGTCGGATTAGACCATGCGGTCCCGTTCCAGATTTGCGGATCGTCGGAGCCGTTGACGGCATAAAGGAAATGTCCGCCGGTCGTGGTGAAATTGACGTGCTGAAACCGGGAGTTATCCAGACCCGCCACCACAACCGTCGAAACGGTGTTGGTCACGTCATAGATATTTGATACGCCCGTTCCGTCCGATGCTATGGCAAACAAGGCGTCATTGGTGGCATTGTTGGCCTGATAAGCCATAATAGTTTCGACAGGTCCGGTCCCACCTGTAGGCGAGTGAGACGCCCATCCCCTGCGCAATTCACCCCACGCCTGACGCGGGATGAAATTATCCATAATCAGGGCGCGCTTTGGCGACATTTCAGAAATAGGCGAGACGGTATCCCATCCCTCGATAGGGAACGGAATAGACCGTCCGACCGCAACCTGTTTCTTTTTCGTGCCGAGTAGCGCCGTTTTGCGCATCAGGGATTGCCGAATCCGCTATCCGGCACATTGGCCGGGCTGACAAACATCGGGAATTTCTTGCGGCTCATGTCGAGGACAGCCGACCCGCCATCGCGGCTTATGGTCCGGCTTACGTCATCAATATGTTCGGCCTGCAGGGCGGCGTAATCGAAGCCCTTGGCCTGATAGAAGCGCCACTTGATGCCCT